AACGCAACTCTTTAATCGTGCCGGTGGCCTGCTCGTGATATTTGATAACGAAAGTTGATGTGTCGCCGCTGCCGTCATCATTTGTTCCGCTATCACCGCTGCGCCCGTTACGCGCGTAATTCCACTGCGAGTGGCCCTGGCGCTTAAGCGTGTAGCTTTTAAGAGGCTTTCCGCTCGCAGACTCTCCCACCCCGCGCGGCAAAAACATCCAGTACCCGCCCGCCACTTTACTCACTGCGTCAAAGCGATCAGCCAGGCGGGAAATTAAGTTTGCGTCGGACTCCCCTACCTGATCAAACTGTTCGATTACTTTGCTTGCGAACTGAGAAGAAACACGGGCTGTTAGCCCATTGTCGTTCGCTATTTTTGCGACAATATCGCCAATCGTGTGACCGGTCCATGAGCGTGTTTTTTTGCTCTGGACAGTGTTAAGCCCCTTTGCACTGTTCATCGGAGCTGCTTTCGCAGTGAACTCTACAACGCGCGGCTCGCTACCGCTCGAGCCGCCGTCAACGACGTACTCGCCTTTATTGATGATCTGAGTTCCAAACCCTAGACCCAGCGTCACTTTTACGCCCCTGGCGGGTATACGCAACGTTTCTGACACAATCGCGACCTTTATCTGATCCGCTTGTTTGCTCGACCCGCCATAGTCATCCAGCGAAATATTGATCAGACCCCTCCTAACTTTTTCAGTGATATCCGTATCACCGACCGATATAAAAAAATTGGGGAGCCATGGCTGCTCCCCGGTCTGGATATAAGGATTCAATCCCATAGCTGCGTTTCCTCGACTACCGGCTCAGCAGATATTTCAGGTAGTTCGATTACCTGGCCTGCAGGAAAAACTGCACACATATCAACGACCCCATAATTTGCGACCTGATATAAAACACGCTCCGTCGCCTCTCCCGTCTTGCCGTAAACCTTTAAACAAATCTGGTCCAGGCGATCGCCGTCTCGCGTAGTGTAAGTATCCAACTAACCCTCCCAGGAAAGCCTTTCGCCGTAATATTTAAGCGTTAGCGAAAATTCTTGCACCTTCGGCGCTCCTTTCATCAAAAACGCTGTTTGATTCTCTGTGAGCGTCATAATCACCCAATACCCCAAGACTTCCCCGGTGCCGGTCACCAGCTGCAGTGGTGTATAGTCATCACCCAGCTGGCGCAGGAGTTCGATCTGCCCGATCCCCACGCCATCCATAAAATACGCATGCGTTTTGCCAGCGAGGGTGATAATTGGGTTCGGCCTGCCGGTGCATTGCAGAGCGTCGTTTTTACCGAAGCGAGTTTGCTCAACCCACCGCCATTCGTCAGAGCGCTGGAGCGAACTGTACGCAACCGTAGAGATCGAAAAGATGAAGGTCTCTCCGAGCCCCATCAT